CAGCGATTCGGGTTTATGATGCGCGTATTCAAAACACGTGGCGGCAGTCAGTATTTCATAGCCTCGCAACAGATACCCACACGCCGAGGACATATAAGCCCCGGGCTCTACCTCATACGACAGCACCGCCTCATGCGACTACAGGGATTTGAGGCACGCAAACAGACGCCGCGCCTCGATTGGAATGAACGCATGATACAACAGGTCCACCACCGACAGCTCGCCGCGAAAGTGTGGCGGAGGGAGCTCGACTATCTCATAAAATTGGGGAAACTCTGAGAAAAAAGGTACTGTTGGACGATCTGACGTTTCTACGCGCATCAAATCGCGACCCCGATCGTTTCCACGTGCGACCTGTCAACCCCTAGTTGACACCCTCATATTATAGTTGACAGCCACCCTCCGAGCGTGTATATTCGGTTCCGCCATGATAACCCTCGCGAAATTTGCCGCCGAGCTCGGCATATCCAGACAGGCCGTATACAAGGCCGCGACCTCGGGAATATTTCCCACCTATGAAACCGACCAGGGCCGCGCCGTGAACACCGACGACATCGCAACATCCGAATACGCCGCAACCGTCCGCGACCGCAAGGCAGAGCGAACCGCGAAACCGATTAAATCCCGTCGCCCTTCCAGTAAGAAATCACCCCGAAAACCCGAATCCCGTCGTGGAATTGGGAAGAAAAAAGCTGAAAAACCCGTATCCCGTCGCGCGAAGAAACAGGATAAACCCGGTAAACCCGCACCGGTAGAACTACCCGGAAAACCCAACCCATCCGACCAAATCCCCGACTACCTCCGCGAGATGGTGGACTCCGGAAACCTCACCCCGAATGTCGCGCTCATGATGCCGAAAGCNNGAAAGCGTGGATGGATAAACTTAAAATATACGAGCAGATGAAAACCATCCGACAGGCACGCGAGGAGAAACGCCGATCCCTCGTATCCCGCACTCTCATAAAAGCCATGTTCGGACACGTCTACGAAATCCACACCACGCAATTTCTCACACTCAAAACGAAAATTATCCCGGACCTGCTCTCAATCATGAGCGAAAAACGCACGATCACCGCCGACATGGTGGGAAAATCGGTCGAGGTGTTCATCGGTAACCGCCCGGAGACGATCACCGCGGCGGATAAAATCATCGACGGAGAATCGTATAAAGTGCTTGAGGCCGTGAAGCGGGAAATAAATAAAGCATTAAAAATGATCCATGATAAACCCATCGACTGACGATATCGCGTTTTTAATCACCTTGAACGCCGAACTCCCCTCATCGCCGCCACCCCGGTTAATCAGCGAATACGTACACGGCCGGCGCGTGATGCCCGAGAACACCCCATTCCCCGGACTGGTGGATCTGACTCGAACGCAGTACGCCGTCGAAATAATGGATTGCTTCTCACCCTGGAACCCCACGCAATACATCGACGTGATGAGCGCGTCCCAGGTGGTCAAGACATTCATCGAGGAAAACGTCGTTGGTTACTACATCCAGAACCCGGCGCCGATCCTCGTAATGAGCGGCACCGATGATCTGTTGAAAAAATGGTGGGATAAGCGACTCGAGCCCCTGATCGACAGCCTCGGCCTCCGGGGCCGCATGATCGCACCCGTTGAAAACGAGAAGAGTCGCCGAACCGGCGATACCACAAAACGGAAATTATTTTCGGGTGGATTTTTAGAACAGGCGAGCGCACAGTCCGCGTCGTCTCAACGGTCCGACAGTATCCGGATCGCGCTCCTCGATGAGGTCGACGCGGCTCCGCAACGCTTGGCCACGGGAGAGGGACCATGGGATGACAACGTCGAGAACCGCACGAAACAGTGGGGCACGCGCCGTAAAATCGGGGCATTCTCAACGCCGGTTGAATTTCAGAGTTCGACGATTTATAAACGATTTCTCCTCGGAGATCAGTGCGAATATTTCGTACCGTGCCCCATGTGCGGTAAATTTCAACTCCTTGTCGACAATGATTTCTCCGGAAATCACGGTCTCCGCGTTGAGAAATACGACGACAAAGAAATGGTGTACTATCTCTGTGAGTATTGCCATGACGCGATATTTGAAACGCAAAAAACGAGCATGATAAAATCTGGCCGATGGGAACCAAAAACCACACCCGAGCGACTACGCCGAAGTTTCCACATGAACGCATTGATCGCAATGTACGGAGGTTTCTCGTGGCTCGATTATTACACGTCATGGAAAACCGCGCACCGCACACCGGACGGGATGCGGGTGTTCACGAACCACCAGCGGGGACTCCCATTCATCGACGCCGGGACGCGCCCGAAACTCGAAACCGTTCTCGAGAACCGCGGCAAATATCGCGCCGGCACCGTACCTCCAGGGGTGTTATATCTCACTGCGTTTGTCGACGTTCAGCGCGGGAGTAAATCAGATCCGGAAAACCCGCCCCGCCTCGAAATGGAAATATGCGGCATCGGTGCCGGATACAGAACATGGAGCATCACATACCAGATATTCGAGGGCGCGGTTGACGACCCGTATTCAGGCGCATGGGAGGATATGCACCAATGGGCGGTAAAAAATGAACTCACATTCGAGCGGCGCGAGGACGGCTATAAATTCACGGTCGCGATAATCCTGATCGACAGCGGCGACGGCGAAACGTCAGATGTGGTATACCGGTTTTGCCAACGATGGCAGAACACGTATCCGTCTAAAGGCTTCCGGTCGATCAAGCGCCGCAAAAATGAGGCATCCGATAAATCCGCGCCCGACGAACTCACCGAATCAAGTTTCAAACGCTACCGCGCCGTGAAATTAAACGAGGATAATACGCTCTATGAAATCTCGACCGTGTACTACAAAAATCAGGTATACGCCAACCTGAAAATACCGCGCCAACCCGGAATAGAACAGCGCCCCGGATTCTGTGATTTCCCCATCGATTACGGCGAGCACTATTTTGACATGCTCACCGCCGAGGAGAAAATGAGCGACGGTTCGTATGACGCGAAAGGTCGACGCAACGAATCGCTCGACTGTCGCACCGGTTGCCTATGCGGTGCCGATATTTGGCTGGACTCGGAACTCCTGAATTACCGCGCATGGGCGAAATCTAATAAATGGAATCAACAGGACATACAGCGGATCACGCATCGTACGGTGATTGACGAACTCGTGAGGCAGACGGCGATGAAAAAGCCCGCGTGATTAGCGCGGGCCTGTGGAATTATTGATGGAGACTACCTATACTGTTATCGCAAGTATTTCGGCCTTCTGTTTCGCCCGCTCGCCCATGGCAGCCGTGAGCGCATCATGCACACGCTCAATCGATCGCAAAATTAACCGCTGCGCCTGTGCCGCCGACTTGACGCTCCGTTCGCGCATATAGAGCCTTTCCCACCAATATGACTGTGGCGAGCCCCACGACGGGAGATGCTTATGCATATAATTGATTAACTCGTGATCTTCCCGCCGACCCCATTCGTCCGGGACGATCAGCTTAATGTCTCCGGTTACGACAATAGATTCGCCGCACTGGTTGACGTGATAATTCGCCAGCACCTTGGCGTCACCGGATACGATCTGCTTGGTAATGTGTTTTTCCGTCATTGCTTTCCGTGGTCTACTGTCCGGCCACAAGGACTTAATTTTGAGCCTGGCCTATTATGTCCCGACCGCTGGGGATTATGATCTGACGGCCTCGTCAGCGCCTGCATTACAGGCGGACGCCCCGCAGGGCGTTTCGGCCTTACGCCTTACTCAATTCGACCAGATCGTTTTGCCGACAATCGTAATCATCCTGGCTGTCGATATACGGGACAAATCCTTCGCCGCCCTCATTATGGATGTTGTTGTATCTCCTCATTTCTTCGCGGGCGGCTTTCCCAGTCGGAAGAGTTTCGCGGGGATGTGCGGCGAGCCACGCCTTTATTTCTGCAATCCTGTTGGCCTTTTTTTCGGCATCGCGCGCGATGGCTTTTTCGGCGCTCTCTATTTTTTCTTTTTCCCGGGTCTCGTGATCGGCGGCAGTAATAGCGTGCTCGGCGATATAATCAGGGGAGAATGCCCATATATTACCATCGTACAGGGAGCAATAACCGTCAGACCGGAACAGCGTCCCGTCGGGGGTGCGGAATGTGTATATCGACCCGCCTTCGCACCACCCGTCGGGCTCACTTGTAACCATTTTTACGATGATTTTTCCCTCGGCCTCGATTTTTGCCATGGAGGTCGCTACGATTTCGGCGCGGGCTTTTTCTGATTTTTCGCGGTCCTCTGCGGCTACGATATCGGCGAGAGCAAGAATCAACTTCCCGCCGCTCTGTTCGCTGACGGCAAGCTTGATTATTCCCGCTTCGGCGACCGCGCCGGAGGTAGTAGACGGCTCATAATGCTTGATGTTGATGGTATCGCCGCGGCGCCCGGAAGTTTTAAATGCTATCATGCGACCATCTTCCGATACGGTAAATTTCCCGCCGGCGTTAAGGCTGTCGATGATCTCTTGTTTTTCCATTTCCCGCCCCCCTTGTTAATCTCAATACATACAATCTACCGCATACACCGCAATATGTCAAGTGTTTTCCTATTTTTTTTCACTTTTTTTTAACTTTTTTTTCTGCTTGACTTTTCCGCCCCCATGCGACATAATCGCGGCGAAATGGGATACATAGACGCGCGGAGACAGCGCCTCGCCCGTAGACTCGCGGCGGTACAGGCACAAATCGAACAGCTCGAAACCGTCATGCTCAAAATGGCCTCGACCGGCGTGTCGTCGTATGAATTTGATTCGGGCGAGGGCAAACAGCGCACCACGCGCCGCAGCCTCGACGAAATCAAAAAAACGCTCGATGGCCTGTACGCAGCCGAGGACCATTATATCAACGAGCTGTCCTGCATGGGCATCGTGAGCATCCGACTAAGGCGGCGTCCGTGAAATTATCACCGAAATATAACCGCATGTATTACCGGGCCCGCGCGAAAATCCGCGAGACCGTTCACGCCATAGCCGACACCATGCGCCGCTCATCCCCTGCAGCCTATCTCGGCACGGGAATATCGTCCCCGAATTTCGGCGGCGGCAAATGGTCCGGCGGCATGAACACACGCGCACCAATCAACATCCACGATCATTATGCGATACGCCAACAGATCCGCGAGAAAATGACGGACTCGATCGAGTGCCGCGCCCTGGTGAATACGATCGTCGATACTGTCGTGGACGTGGGTATCTACTGGAAACCGACTCCGATTGCGAAACTCCTCGGAATCAGCGACGAACAGGCAGAATTATGGGCCGAGGATGCCGCGACCCGCTTCCACTTATGGGCTCAATCAAAAAAATCGGCCCGGAACCGCGTCAATAATTTTTATCAGAACACCCGGCTATACGAACTACAGAAACAGCGCGACAACGACGTATTCACGCGCCTGTATTACGGTCGCGACAAGGATCAAATTAATCCGCTTCAGATTGAATTTTTCGATCCGAACCAGATACGCGGACACGGATACACGTCGACCTACACTCCGATTCTCTCCGACGATGGAATAGTCCGCGACCAGAACGGCCGCGAGACCGGTTATAAAATCTGGACCCGTAACGCGAACGGTGAATATGTCGAATCGGTTATCCCGGCCGTCGGCGAGAAATCCGGACGTACGATGATGTTACACGGCTACAATCCCGAATACGCCGGACAGGGGCGCGGATTTTCGAGCCTCGCCCATGCCATCCAGGAGCTCGCCGACCTGACTGATTTTAAGGCGAGTGTACTCCAGAAGGCGATCAACCAGGCGTCATTCGTCGGCGCGGTCGAAAACGATCAACAGGACGCATCGCAACCCCTGGCCGGTCGCGTGGCCGGACCCATCCGAGAATACGGGAGCACTCCCACACCATCACCCGACGCGCGAAACGTGACTCCGGAGAGTATGGAACCCGTAGTAAACTGGGCCGTTGCACCCGAGGCTACCATACGTCAACCCGGATCAATGCTCGTCGGCAACCTCCGCAAGGGCGACAAATTTAAATTCCTGCAGGACACCGCCCCGAGCGCCTCATTTGACGCATACGTCAATTCGGTATTCTCGTATATCGCCGCCTCGAAAGGGTGGTCGGTCGAACTCGTCCTGAAAAAATTCAATGCGAATTATTCCGCGAGCCGTGGCACGCTGCTCTTGTGCTGGCGCACCGCGCAAATCGAGCGACAGGAAACCGTCTCCGATTTTTGCGAACCGATCGTCGAGATGTGGCTTGCCGAGGAGATCGCCGCCGGCCGCATCATGGCCCCCGGTTGGTCGGATCCGCTTCTGCGTGCCGCCTGGATGTGCTGCGAATGGAGCGCGCAACCCATGCCGAACATCGATCCGAAATCCACCATGGAAGCCGATCGCGGTTACGTGGAGATGTGCGCCCAGACCCTTGACGACGTGGCCCGCAACCTGAACGGTTCGTCGGGCAAGGCGAACCGACTTAAAAACGCGCGGCAATACGAGGAGTTACCGACGCCGCCATGGCCGCGGGCACCGATAACAAGCGAGAGCGCAAGCGATAGAGATACGGACAACACATAACGGAGGGCGCATGAATTGGAGGAGAAAACTGTTATTTACATTGCAGGTATCATCGGCAGTATT